AAAACCTGTTGAGTATTTGGAGGCGATTGCTCGTGGTGAAGTACCACGTTGGGATTCAGATTTGAAAAAGTATGTTTATGGTGACTCTGTTGAGGACATGTCAATTGGTGGTGGAAGTTCATCTTCTAACACAAATTACGACCCACAGTCTGAATCAGAACCCGACGAGGACCTACCATTCTAATCTAACTGAGCATGGACACTTGTATAGACATGGTGTCCATGTTCTTTTTTTTAATCAAAAAAATATTAATAACATAGACAATGAAAATTAGACAATTAATGTATGACGCTCTTGTAAAAAAATATGAGAGTGAGATTGCGGAATCTGAGGCCACTTTGATGGTGTACATGGAAAATCCTGTAGGGATTGGTGAACACCCCCAACACTTGGAAGAGATGGATAAGTTTGTTGAAAAATTGGCAACGGCGAACGACAAATTAGAAAATTTAAAACAATTCTATAAGTACAATTATGGCAATTAAGAAAAAAGACTTCAAAGATATTAAAAAGCAGTTTTCAACATCTGCTAAGTACAAACCACAACGATTCTTTGATTGTGGTCAAGAGTTCTTGGAGGCTGTTGGTCTTCCAGGTCCTGCGATAGGACACATCAATATGTTCTTGGGTCACTCAGATACGGGTAAGACAACCGCGATGATTAAAACTGCGGTGGATGCTCAGAACAAAGAAATTCTACCGGTGTTTATTATTACGGAACAGAAATGGAGTTTTGAACACTCTAAGTTGATGGGACTCCAGTGTGAAGAAGTTGTTGACCCTGAAACGGGTGAGTTGGATTGGGATGGATTTTTCATCTTCAACAACAACTTTGAATACATTGAACAAATCACAGATTACATCAACAGTTTATTGGATGCCCAAGAAAAGGGTGAATTGGATTATAGTTTGTGTTTCTTGTGGGATTCTGTAGGTTCAGTACCGTGTAAGATGACATACGAAGGAAAAGGTGGTAAACAACACAACGCCTCTGTATTGTCTGACAAAATCGGTATGGGTATCAACCAACGTATCTCGGGTTCACGTAAAGCTGACTCCAAGTTTGAAAACACACTTATTATTGTTAACCAACCTTGGGTTGAACTACCTGATAATCCATTTGGACAACCTAAGATTAAGGCAAAAGGTGGTGAGTCAGTTTGGCTTAACTCTTCTTTGGTGTTCTTATTTGGTAATCAAAAAGGTGCTGGTACCACCAAGATTACCGCAACCAAGGACAAGCGTACTGTTAAGTTCGCAACTCGTACCAAAATCTCTGTCATGAAAAACCACATCAATGGATTGGGTTATGAAGATGGAAAAATTATTGTCACTCCTCACGGATTCTTGGCAGGTAAAGAAACTTCTGAAGAAAAGGCTTCAATTGAATCTTACAAGAAAGAATATTCTGATTATTGGAAAGAAATCATCGGCGCTGAGGGTGACTTTGTATTGAAAGAAGAAAAAGAAGTTATTGAATAACATAAAATTATAATTGTGACCAAGACACTTTTAGTTGACGGAGATAATCTTTTCAAAATAGGTTTTCATGGGGTAAAGGAATATTACCACAATGGAAATCATATTGGTGGAATATTTCACTTTGTTAACACCTTAAGAAAGTTCTTACAAGAGCACAATTATGATAAGGTTATAGTCTTTTGGGATGGAGAGAATAACTCCACCCAAAGACGACTTCTATTACCTCAATACAAGCTCAACAGACGTTTAGAAACAAATGAGTTGAAGCGTCAATCATATGATTGGCAAAAGTCCCGTATACGTCAGTATTTGGAGGATATGTTCATACGACAAATCTGCATTGATAACTCTGAAAGCGATGACTTGATTGCCTATTACTGTCAGATATCTAAAGACGAGAAAAAAACAATTTTTTCATCTGATAAAGATTTGACACAACTTATTTCTGAACATGTTGAAATTTATTCACCAATTAAAAAAGAATACCACAAGTATGGTGAAAGAATTAATATTGGTAATCTTTGGATTCCACATCAAAATGTTGTTACTTACAAAATTTTGACTGGTGATAAATCTGATAACATTGATGGTATTTTGTTATTAGGTGAAAAGACCATTAGTAAAATTTTACCAGAAATACTTGAAAAAACGGTTTCTGTTTCTGATATTTTAACAACAATCAATAATTTGACTGAAGATGAAAAGAAACAAAAATCGATATCCAACATACTTGAAGGAAAAACAAAACGAGGTTCACTCGGTCAAGAATTTTTTGAAATCAACAAAAAACTTGTTGATTTGTCCGACCCATTGATTTCTACAGAGGGTAAAGAAGAAGTTAAATCTTATTATGAAGAAGAATTGGACCCCGATGGTAGAGGTTACAAAAATCTTATGAGACTAATGAACGATGACGGAATCTTTAAATACCTACCCAAAGTAGACGACCAATGGGTCGAATTTTTACAACCATTTATGAAACTATCAAGAAAAGAAAAAAAACGATTTAATACAAAAAATTAAAATTATGAAAGACCAAATGCAAGACACGACAAAGATGGAGTTCTTAATGACTTTGAACGACAACATCATCGTACAACGATTCTACAATGTGAAAGGGTATAACCCAAAAGCTCGGAGAAGTTTGGAAGTCGCAGCTATTTTGAAAGAAGTTGCTGAGTTAGTTGAAAACAATCTAAAAATCAAATCATTGATTTATATGGTTGACAACCAAGACCAAATTATCACAGACCCTGAGATTTTGGAAACTTCAAATACTGAAGGTCCCGAGTACTTTAACCTCTATGTTAGAATAGGGGAAGAGACAATTTGTCATAGAATTGTTGACGCTAAATTGTACCCACCAAAGGTCAGATATACCGTAGACATACGCCCAGAGTTAAAAATTATATTAAGGGGTCTGACTGACATTTTTTCAGCTGAAAATTTAAGTTTCAAATACATGAAATATCAGCTCGCTTAAGAGTATTTATAAATCCGAGAGGGAGTTAAAACGTTATTAAAAGTTATGTCAAACGATAAGAATTTTGGTTATTTAGGGAACACATTTCAAATACAATTATTAAACAATATTATTCTCAATAAAGATTTTGCCACTTCTATTGTTGACGTTTTAGACCCAAAGTATTTTGACAATCAATACTTTAAACTTATCATGCAAATGATAAGGGAATACTACATAAAGTATGAACACGCACCAACGTTCAATACGTTGGACCAACTGACAAAATCTGAGATTACATCACCCATGGCCCAAAAAATGGTCATGGATATGTTAGAACAAGTTAAAGAATGTCCAATTGAGGGTTCTGACTTTGTTCAAGAAAAATCCTTGAAGTTTTGTAAACAACAAGAACTTCAAAAGGTCATGTCAAAAGCACAAAAAATTATCGATAAAGGTGATTTTGAAAGCTACGACCACTTAGAACAAATGGTTCGAGAGGCGTTACAAGTTGGTGAAGTTGAAGTAGGTACTTCAGACGTGTTCTCAAATCTTGATGAGGTTTTGGACGATGATTACAGACATCCAATCCCTATGGGTATTCAAGGTATTGATAACTTGTTAAAAGGAGGGTTAGCTAAAGGAGAAATTGGTGTGATATTGGCACCTACGGGAGTTGGTAAGACAACTATCTTAACAAAATTGGCTAACAATGCATTCAACTTGGGATACAATGTTCTTCAAATATTTTTTGAGGACAACCCAAAAATTATCCAACGTAAACACTTCACAATGTGGACAGGAATTGCTCCTGACGATTTATCGAACCACAGAGACGTTGTTTTAGATAAAGTTAAAGAAATTAGGTTAAACACTAAAAATAAATTAACTTTGAAGAAATTGCCATCAGATACTGTGACTATGAATCAAATTAAAAATCAGGTTAGAAAGATGATGGCTGAGGGTAATAAAATAGATATGATTGTAGTTGACTACATTGATTGTATCGTACCCGACAGAAAATTGGAAGATGAATGGAAAAGTGAAGGTTCGGTTATGAGAGCATTTGAAGCTTTGTGTCACGAACTTCGAATTGTGGGATGGACCGCAACCCAAGGTAACCGCTCATCAATTTCTTCTGAAGTAGTAACTACGGACCAAATGGGTGGTTCAATTAAGAAAGCTCAAGTAGGTCACGTTATTATTACGGTGGCAAAAACACTACAACAAAAGGAGATGAACTTGGCAACAATCGCAATTACAAAATCACGTCTTGGTAAAGACGGTGTTGTATTTGAGAATTGTAAGTTTGATAACGAATTTTTGGTTATTGATACTGAACAAAGTGTAACAATGTTGGGTCTCGAAGAACAAAAAGAAGAAAGAAATAGAACAAGAATTAACGAGTTGTTGAATAAAAGACAACAAAGACAAAACACGACAAATTAAAATTAAAACTATGGATAATTACATTTTTAGTATGGCACTAAAAGACAACCGATACGTTGTAAAACGAAGCGGTGAAACAGTATTATTTGAATCTGATAAGATTAAAAATGCGGTAATTAAAGCAATGGCATCTGTTGGAAAAGTAGATGAAGAAATGGCTGAAAAAATTGCTAGATTAACTACAAAAGGTATCTTCAGAGGAGATAAAGACAGAGTTCCACACGTGGATGAAATTCATGATATGGTGGAAAATAAACTTATGGATAATGGATTGAACGATGTGGCTAAAGAATACATCATTTATCGTTCAAAACATCAACCAAACATCTTTAATAAAAGAACTAATTTGAAACCTTACGAATACCCTGAGTTGGTTGAGTATGTAGATGCTATTAGACACTCATATTGGGTACACACTGAGTTTAACTTCACATCTGATATTCAAGACTTTAAAGTGCATTTGTCAGAAAAAGAACAAACTGCAGTTCAGAGAGCTATGTTAGCAATTTCACAAATCGAAATCGCAGTTAAAACATTTTGGGGTGACATCTACAAAAGATTACCTAAACCTGAAATTGGAAATGTTGGGGCAACATTTGCAGAATCAGAAGTTAGACACGCAGATGCATATTCACACTTGATTCAGTTACTTGGTCTAAACGGTGAGTTTGAAAATTTATTGGAAGTACCTGCGATTCGTAGAAGAATTAAGTACTTGGAAAAAACTATTACAAATTCTAAATCAGTAGAAACCCAAGACTACTTTGAGTCAGTAGTATTATTCTCAATGTTTGTTGAGAACGTATCCTTGTTCTCTCAATTTTTGGTTATTATGTCGTTCAACAAATATAAGAACGTATTGAAAGGTATTAGTAACGCAGTTGAGGCAACTTCTAAAGAAGAAAACATTCACGCTGGTTTTGGTTTTGATTTGGTAAACATTATAAAGAAAGAAAACCCTTCATGGTGGACTGAAGATTTAGTTGAGGATTTGATTCAGTCAACTAAAGATGCATACGAAGCTGAGAAGGAAATTGTTGATTGGATTTTTGAAATGGGTGACTTGACTTTCTTGTCAAAAGCACAGACATTAGAATTCATCAAGCATAGATTTAATACTTCTTTGAATTCTATCGGTGTTGATAATATCTTTGAAATTAATCAACCTTTGTTGGAAACAACTGAGTGGTTTGAAGATGAGATATTGACTACAAAACATACCGACTTTTTTAATAAGAGAAGTATCAATTATAGCAAGAAGTCAAAGTCGATTACGATGAACGATTTATTTTAATAAGAATTAATTAAGAAACATGGAAAATAGAGAACCTTTTGATTGGATTAACGAAGAGTCAATTACATTTCTTCGTAGAGGATATTTGAGTGAGGGAGAAGAACCCTTAGAAAGAATTAAAACAATAGCAGAACATGCTGAAAAACTTTTAGGTATTGAAGGTTTTGCAGATAAGTTTTACGACTATATGGGTCGTGGATGGTATTCATTATCATCACCAGTATGGGCAAACTTTGGTAAGAAAAGAGGTTTACCTGTTAGTTGTTTTGGTTCTAATGTGGGTGACAATATTGAGTCAATTTTGTATACACAAGCTGAAGTTGGTGAAATGAGTAAAATGGGTGGTGGAACCTCGGGTTACTTTGGTAACATTCGTGGTAGAGGTGCTACTATCACTGACAATGGACACGCTCCTGGTGCAGTACACTTTATGAATTTGTTTCAGAGTGTTGTAGACAATATCTCACAAGGTTCTACACGTAGAGGAAGATTTTCACCGTACTTACCAGTTGAACACCCTGACATCATGGAGTTCTTAGAAATTGGAACTGAAGGATTCCCAATTCAAGATTTGACACATGCTGTTACTGTTACTGATGAGTTTATGGAACAAATGGTAAATGGGGATAAAGAAAAGAGAGCTATTTGGGCTAAAGTAATTCAACGTAGAGGTGAGATTGGATATCCATACATTATGTTCACAGATACTATGAACAAAAAGGCACCTGAAGTTTATAGAGATAAAGATATGAAGATTTATAATTCAAATCTTTGTTCTGAAATTGCATTACATAATTCAGAAGAGGAATCTTTTGTTTGTGTACTTTCATCTATGAACTTACTTCATTATGATGAGTGGAAAGATACCGACGCAGTTGAGATGATGGTTTACTTCCTTGATGCGGTTGTTACTGAGTTCATAAGTAAAATTGATGATATCAGAAACAGTGGTACCATTGAAGGTCAAAGAGCATTCTTCTACCTTGAAAAGGCTTACAATTTCGCTAAGAGACAAAGAGCTCTTGGTTTGGGGGTATTGGGTTGGCACTCACTTCTTCAGTCTAAAGGATTACCGTTTGACAGTAAGGACAGTGCAAAATTGAACATTGAGGTATTCAAACTTATTAAAGATAAATCTTACAGCGCATCTGCAGAG